GACGCAAATCAGCATAAGGAGTAGGCCATGACCACGGCAAATGACCAAATTAACGGCGCGTTGCGCTTACTAGGTGTGTTAGCCGAGGGTGAAACGCCTTCCGCAGCAACGTCACAAGACGCTTTGACTGCGCTCAATCAGATGATTGACTCATGGAATACTGAACGTTTATCTGTTTACGCAACCATAGACCAAGTGAAAACTTGGCTACCAAATCAAATATCTAACACGCTTGGCCCTACAGGCTCGCTTGTTGGACAACGCCCTATCCTGATTGATGATGCAACATACTTCCGTGATCCGTCTAACAACATCTCGTTTGGTATCAAGCTCATCAACCAACAACAATACAACGGTATTGCAGTTAAAACAGTGACATCTACATATCCGCAGGTGATGTGGGTCAACATGACCTACCCTGACGTTGAAGTGTATGTGTACCCAGTACCTACTAAACCGCTTGAGTTCCACTTTGTATCGGTTGAGCCAATTACTAACGTACCTAGCTTGTCAACTGACATCACCATGCCACCTGGCTACTTGAGAGCGTTTAAATACAACTTGGCGCTTGAAATTGCAGCGGAGTTCGGTATTAACCCTAACCCACAGGTGTCACGCATTGCAATGACATCTAAGCGTAACTTGAAGCGCATCAACAACCCAGACGACATCATGGCGTTGCCTTACAGTTTAGTCGCAACTCGTCAACGCTTTAACATCTTTAGCGGTAACTTCTAGGATTAAAATGACTACTACTACTATATCTGCGCTACCAAACGCAACAGTTGCAAATAGTTCTGATGTGCTGCCTATTGTTCAGTCAGGCGTAACTAAACAGCTTGCGATAAGCGTTTTGTTTACAAACCCATCTTTAACAACCCCTGCTTTAGGCACCCCACAATCAGGTAGTTTAGCTAACTGTTCTGGGCTACCTATTGATGCAGGAACTACAGGTACGCTTCCTGCAAGTAGAGGTGGTACAGGTCTTACTAGTTTAGGATCAGGCGTAGCCACATTTTTACAAACCCCTAGCAGCGCAAATTTAGCCGCCGCCGTTAGTGATGAAACAGGCACAGGCGCGTTAGTATTTTCTAACAGTCCTACATTAGTAAGCCCAAACATAAACCAACAAACAACAGGCGCTATTTTTGCTGTTATACAAAATTTAACTGGTAACGGTACTGTAGACGTATCTTCACTTACTACAGCTTACACTTCAACTAGTATTGGAAATACATTAACCCTTCCAAACGGAACTTTAGGTCAGATTAAAAACATTGTGTATGTTGCTGAAACAGCGGGCGCAGACACAGCTATTTTGACGCCAGTGACACCGCTTGGATACTCAACCATCACGTTTAACGATATTGGTGACTCCGTAATGTTGCAATATTTTTCTACTGGATGGGCTGTAATCAACGTTTACAACGCTGTAGTAGCTTAAAAATATGCAGACGCCAATTTTAGGCCAGGCTTACGTCGCCCGCAGTGTCAATGCGGCGGATAACCGCATGGTTAACTTATACCCAGAAGCTATCCCTAATGAAGGTCAAACGGCTGGGTGGCTACAACGCGCCCCAGGGCTGCGCTTGTTAGCAACTATTGGCAGTGGCCCGATTCGTGGGTTGTGGGATTTTCAACCTGACTCTACTACGGCGTTTGTGGTGTCAGGTAATGAGCTATACAAGATTAACGCAAATTACACAACCACGCTATTAGGCACTGTAGCAGGCACTGGGCCTGTTAGTATGGCTGACAATGGTACGCAGTTGTTTATTGCGGCTAATCCTCAAGGATACATCTACAACAATACAACTAACGTATTTAGTCAAATTACAGACCCTGATTTTCCAGGCGCAGTAACAGTGGCTTATTTAGATGGTTATTTTGTATTTAACGAACCAAACAGCCAAAAAGTGTGGGTAACTAGTCTGTTAGATGGCTTGTCTGTTGACCCGCTAGATTTTGCTAGTGCAGAAGGCACACCTGACTTGCTAACATCTTTGGTAGTTAATAACCGTGAGGTATGGTTGCTAGGTACTAATTCAATCGAGATTTGGTATGACGCAGGTACGCCTGACTTTCCTTTAGCACGTATCCAAGGCGCGTCTAACGAGATTGGTTGTGCTGCACCATACTCAGTAGCCAAAGCCGACAATAGCGTGTTCTGGCTAGGTTCTGACACGCGTGGTAGGGGTGTTGTTTACCGATCTAATGGCTACACAGGTGTTCGCGCATCTAACCATTCTATTGAGTGGCAAATACAGAGTTATGGCAACATCAGTGATGCAGTGGCGTACACCTATCAGCAAGACGGTCATACCTTTTATGTGATTAACTTTCCAAGCGCAGACAAAACGTGGGTGTACGACATCACCACGCAGTCATGGCATGAGCGAGCAGGTTGGCTTAATGGAGCGTATGTGCGCCATCGCAGTAGTTGCCAAATGAGTTTTAACAACGAAATCATTGTAGGCGACTATGAAAACGGCAACATTTACGCTTTTGATTTAAATGTTAACAGTGACAACGGCGCAGTTCAAAAATGGTTAAGATCATGGAGAGCGTTGCCGTCAGGTACAAACAACCTTAAGCGTACGGCTCAACACAGCCTACAACTTAACTGCGAAACAGGTGTCGGGCTTGAGCTATCACCTGGTTATGAGTCAGAAGAAATAACTACTGAATCAGGGGTTTCGTTAACCACTGAAAACGGTGTTTTGTTAGTGACGCAATCATATTTAGCAACACCAGGGTATGACCCCCAAGCTATGTTGCGTTGGTCAGACGACGGTGGTCACACATGGTCTAACGAACACTGGACTAAGATGGGTAAGATTGGTGCGTTTGGCTATCGTGCGTTCTGGCGTCGTCTTGGCATGACCTTGAAGTTACGTGACCGTGTGTATGAGGTGTCAGGCACTGATCCAGTTAAGATTGCCATTATGGGCGCCGAACTTATCGTTGACGGAACAAACGCGTAATGGCTAGCCCACTAAACGTCACCAAATTACCCGCCCCACGGGTAGCGCTGATTGATCCTGCAACAGGGTTGGTGTCACGCGAATGGTATCGTTTTTTCTTGAACCTGTTTGACTTGACAGGCGCGGGTTCTAACCCAGTGTCACTAGATGAGCTACAGATTGGGCCACCAAACAACGACCAGTTTGTGTTGGACTTGCAAAACATCACAGACGCGCAGACCAATGACTCACCTTTGCTGTCTGACATAGCTGAATTGCAAAAGCAAGTGCAAGCAGCAGAACTGAGTGCAGAAAGCGCTGTTAGCGCGTTGCAAGCGCAAATTATGCAATTGACTCAGGACATACAAGCTTTGGCGGTTGTTCCGCCTGTAACACCACAGCTAAAACGTGCTAGGTACGGGTCGTTTTATGACACCACCACGCAGACGGCTACAACCATTAACACGGCTAAAGCCATTACGTTTAACACCACTGACTTGAGCAACGGTGTGTACCTTGGTACGCCGACCTCTCGCGTTTACGTTGATACGCCTGGTATCTATAACTTTGACACCTCGTTTCAGCTAGACAAGACCGCAGGCGGTGTAGGATTGTTTTATTTTTGGTTTAGACTCAATGGCGTAGACGTGCCTGACAGCGCTAGTCAGATTAGAATACAAGGTAACAACGCTGAAATATTTTCATCACTAAATTACTTTTTTGATTTAAACGCTGGCGATTACGTTGAACTAATGTTCTCTGTAGATGACCTTAGCGTTGAAATCCTTGCGGAAGTTGCATCAGCCCCGCATCCAGGTATACCATCTATCATTCTTACTGTTGCAAATAATATCGAAGGAGCATCAATATGACCGTAACTGTACGGGTTCTAATCCCAGCCAAGATTGCTGAGGCAACGCAAGTTACTCAGTACACCGCCAATAATGTGACGACCATTATTGATAAGTTTACTGCGACCAATTACAGCGCAACTGCTGCAACTATTAGCGTGAATTTGGTCACAGTCGCAGGATCAGCAGGCGACGCTAACTTAATCGTTAAGACCAAAACGCTACAACCTACAGAAACCTACACGTTTCCAGAAATAGTAGGCGCAGCCTTACGCGCAGGTGACTTTATCTCAACGATTGCTGGTACAGCCACATCTATCAACATTCGTGCTAACGGACGTGAGATTACAAGCTAATGGAACAAACTAACGTGACTTACGACATCACACCATTCGCCAACATGGGTTTGGCAACGGTTGAAGTCACGAAAGAAAAGATTGTTGCGTTGCAAGACGAACTGCTCAAGATGGAGCAAGCGGAGATTGTGACAGAGCATACGTTTACGCCAGGCGTTTATGAGCGTAAGATTATCGTACCGCCGTGGTGTGTTTTAACAGGCGCGCCGCACAAAACAGCCTACAAAGTTAGGCTTGAAAAGGGTACAATCGCTGTAAACGTGGGTAACGAAGTAAAG